ATTAGCAACAAGAAGAACAGGAGAAAGAAAGTCAGTATTCATACAGAGATGTATGAGTGATAGTAAGATGAGGTTGGAATTCCCTGATGAAAGACAACGTTATGCGGTATGTCGTTCTCAAGCGAATAGATAATTTAGTTTACTCTTTTTTTTTATTTAATACTTTTAGAATAGTATTTTAATAAGGTTTATCAAAAAATGCTCCTTAAACCCCCACACCTCCCAGAATGTGGGGGTTTTTTATTTGACATTTTATTTTCATTTTAATATAATATTAGTATTCAAATAAACATCGGTAATGTTTTGAATGGTAAGTAAATGTTAAACCCCCTCTAATCAAGGGGGTTTTTTGTTGATTTACATATATTTATTAGTATATTTATTAGAGATAAACAAATTAAATTATTAAAATATTATGGAGAAAGATTACAAAAATTCAGTAGACCTTAAAAGCGAACAAGTATTCAAGAAAGAATATTACGACAGACAAAGAAACTTTGATTTAGGAATGAAAAGGGAAAAAAACCTTAAAAAGACATTACTAAATGATGGTGAGCCAATATATTGGGAAATTAAAACAGACGCTCAAGGGAATAAGACATTATGTTTTTATTTAGAAACACACCAAATACCTTGTGGTAAGAAACCGATTTGGGAATTGAGTGGAATAAATGTTCCAACTTGGACGCACTTTTTCGCATCACTACCACATCCTGATGACGTGGAACAAATGGGTAGATTTCAATTACACACCACATGGACCAGAGATGAGTTGTTTGCGTTGATTGAAAAATACATAGATGAAAACCCTGATGTTGAAGGAAAAAATAGAGGTATAGGATTACCATACGAATTAGATAATAGTGATGATAAAAACTATCATACCTATGTTAAAGAAAGATGTTCTAGTGGGGGATATAGATACTCAAGAGGTATTCTAATTCCAATATACATTTTGTTTGATAGATTTTATTTAACAAATTTTGATGTGGAAGATTTCAAACCAAAAAATACATTAGAAGATGTAATGTCTTGGTATGAAAAAGAAAACCCAAAACAAGGTGATGAATAATTATCTATATGGGGGATATTGAATTTGACAGAGACGGATGGTTTAAACTAACAAAGGACGAACAAGATGATTATATCAAAGATGTAATTATCAAAGCAGTTGAGGAAAATGAGTTGATGTTATTCATAATAGCAGAACACCTTATCCCCGACTTTATAGAAAAAGAAGAATACGAAATTGTAGATTTACTAAATAAAATATCATTAAAATTAAAAAGCCGTGGGGTGTAATTGTAAACAAAAATATAAAAACAACAACTTGGATAATCCAACTTATGTAAATTCATTATTGGATTTATACAGATTATCACAAGAAACTGAAAATGGTTTTGAAGAGATGTGGAATGAAATATACGCAGCATTCATACTGGTATACCCAAAGACATCCGTTCATACCAAAGGTTTCATCAAAGAAGAAATAGAAAAAATTATTAAGTCATTATGAAAGACATAGAAAAGAAATCAGGAAAAAGAGGGAGACCAGCATACACCAATAGTAAGGAATTGGTAGAGAAAGGTATATTCCCTGAAAATTGGAGAAATCAAATAATTGAGATGGGTAAGGAAGGAAAATCACAATCACACTTTATTGTGTATCTAAACATTTCTCGTCCTTCATACTACAAATTATTGGAAATAGATAGAGATTTTTCTAACACCATAGCTCAAGCAAAGGAACATAGTAAGTTGTGGTGGTTTGAAAAAGTAAGAGGTGGGTTTGAAAATGACAACTCAAAGAACATCAACGGACAACTATGGAGTTTGGTTGTACGTAATATGTTTCCTGAAGATTATGTGGATAAGAAAGAAGTGGATGTGTCAACACAAGGACAACCCCTCAAAGATAATAAAATTGAAATTGAGATAATTAAAAAGGTTGTAGATGACGAAGAACAAGATACTAACGGGTGATTGTTTTGAGTTGATTAAAACATTAGAAGACAATAGTGTGGATTTGATAATTACAAGTCCACCTTATGCTGATATTGTAAATTATGGTAAGGTAGTATCAGTAAAGAAACCCAAAGATTATGTGGATTGGATATTACCCCTTTTTAAAGAGATACAGAGAGTTTTAAAACCAAGTGGTAGTTTCATACTCAACATAAATGATATGTGTGTAAATGGGTATAGGAGTACCTACATCTATGAGTTGATATACCGCTCACAACAAGAAACCAAATTAAAATTCTATGACCAATACATCTGGCACAAAAGAAACGGAATACCAAATGGTAGTAATAAAAGGTTTAGAAATAATACAGAGTTTATTTTCCATTTTGTCAAAGATAGAAAACATCTAAAATTCTATATGGACCGAGTTATGGAAGAGCCAGCAGAAAGTTATCTAAAGAGATTGGAAAGTCCCATAAATAATGATACAGAAATTATAGATGGGGAAAGAAAAAGACAAAAGGTAAAATGGACGGTTAAAACCAGATACTCCAAAAAGATAACTGATGGAAAACAAAACCACATCTACAAAGAAAGGATTGTGCCTGACAAAGTCCGTCCTGATAATGTCTTTAGGTTTCTAACCGCAGCAGCATCAAGGAATAATGAAATAAGACACCCCGCTCCATACCATAAAGAATTACCATCATACTTTATCAACTTATTGACAGATGAAGGGGATTTGGTATTGGATGTATTCAACGGAATTGGAACAACCTGTTTATCAGCACAAGAGTTAAACAGAAACTGGTTGGGTTTTGAGTTGAATGAAAAGTATGCTGAATTTAGTAGACAGAAATTACAAGGTGATGATATAAATAATTTACCCAAATATAAAATAGCACAATATGATATGGATGATAATTTTATTCAAGTATTTGATAGTATTGGTGATATTGAAAAATATTTTGGAAAACCTTGTCAAAATAACATCAAGAATATCTTGAGACAATATAAGAGAAACTTTACCCTGTGGGGATATAAATGGAAATTAGTAGATGAAGATACAAGCGACACCAGTATTTGAGAAACTATGGGAGAACGACAAAAGGATTGTATCCCTTGTTGGTGGAACAAGAAGTAGTAAAACTTATTCCATGCTTCAGTTTTCATTAGTCCGTCTTTTGACGCAGGACAACAAAACTCTGTCAATATGTAGGAATACACTACCCGCTCTTAAATCATCTATCCTGCGTGATTTAATTAGTATTATGGAGGATATGGGGATATACGACCCCTCCAAACATAACAAGAGTGAAGGTATCATAAAGTTGGGAACAAATATGATAGAATATTTTTCACTTGATGAGGAAATGAAAGTCAGGGGACGTAAGAGAGATTACCTGATAGTTGATGAGTGTAATGAAGTGGGTTATGAAGAAATAAACCAGTTGTTATTAAGAACAGAAGGTAAAGACCCCGCATCTATAATATTCGCATACAACCCATCACAATTTTCAGGTTGGATTTATGACATGGAAGAAAGGGATGATGTCAACACCATCAAAAGTACATTTTTAGATAACCCCTATTTATCACAAGAGGTTGTAAATGAAATATTGAAACTGAAAGAAACCGATGAGAATTTGTGGAGAATTTATGGGTTAGGTGAAAGGGGTAGAGAAGAAGCGTTGATATTCCCAACCATTCACGAATACCAAGACATCCCTGAAGGTGCCAAGTTTTTGTGTTATGGTTTGGACTTTGGTTTTACAGACAGCACATCACTAGCAGGAATATGGAGAAGGGATAATGAGTTATATTTTAAAGAAATTATTTATACTTCAAATATAACCATTAGTGAGTTGATATATCTTATGGAAAAGGAAGGTATAGATAAGTTTCAAGACATTTGGGCGGATAGTGCTTTACCATCCGCAATACAGGAGATAAGATACGCTGGATACAACATCAAACCTGTAAAGAAGGAAACCATTATGTATGGGGTTGATTTGTTAAAGAGACATAAGTTATTTATACATAAGGGTGATACCAACGCAAGGTTTGAAGCACAAAACTACAAATATAAAAAAGACAAGGATGGAAAGATATTACCAGTCCCCCATGACAAGTATAATCACTTTTGGGATAGTGTAAGATATGGAGTACAATCAGTCATAAAAAGAGAGAAACATTCAAAAATAACATTAGTATAATGGAATTACAAGTAGATAACAAAACCTATATCATACCAGAATATTTGACTATTGGAAAATATATGGAGATGGTAAAATTGGAAGGTTTAATTAAAGACCCGATTAAATTATTAAATGCCTATACAAATATCCCTGAAGATATTATTAGAAAGGCTAATAGAGAAAATATAAAATTCATCTTGGGGATGATACAATCCCAATACCTGAATTACGATAAAGATAAGGTACAAGCAACCTTTGAGTTTAATGGAAAGAAGTATGGATTACAGAAAAACCTAAATGAAATAAATTATGGTGGTTGGGTTGATTTGGAGATGTCTATTGCTGATGGTATTGAAAAGAATATTGACACCATTATGTCTATTTTGTATCGTCCACTAAAATGGACTATGGGTAGTAAATATGAGATAGAGGATTATGATGTGGAGACGATGAAAGTTAGAAAAGAAGAATTCAAGGATTTACCCGTTGAATATTGGATTGGTGTAAGTAGTTTTTTTTTGCTTCACGCCAAAATGTCTTTAGAGCTTATTCAAAACTCTTTGGACGAACAGAAGAAGATGATGAAGAAGAAACAGATTTTCAAGAACAGGATGAGGAAACTCAAGAGATTGTTGACACTCCAACTCAAATCACAGGACGATACTACTGGCAAAATATGATGACACTAACAGATAGGGATTTGACAAAATTGGAACAAGTATTAAACATGCCCCTCTCATTATGTTTAAATTTTCTGGCTGATAGCAAAGATATTTACGAAAGAGAGAAGAAAGAAATAGATAAACTAAAAAGAAAGAATAGAATATGATTACAGAAGAATATGTACCATTTCATAAAGTCATAAAGTTGTTGGAGGATTTTACCAACAGACATTATGATTTAAATGCGTTTGGTTTTGGTAATTTATTGGAATATGGTAAAGACATAGAAGACAGGACATTATTGTATCCTGTTTTATTTGTTGTACCCCAAGCCATCACTTATGACGAACAACAAACCGCTTATAGTATATCTGTAATCATAGCAGATAGGTTAAGTGATGATTTACACAACAGAGTATCCGCAATATCAAATATGAATATGATTGCCAAGGATTTAATTGGTGAAATTAAATTGGGTGATTTACAACAATACTTTGATACTGAAATACCCGCCACGGCAACCAGCTTCATAGAAAGAATGGAAGATAATGTGGGCGGGGTAGCGTTGGATATTACTTTAACAACATTAGACCCCTTGAATGTATGTGATAGGTTTATGGAGCCAGTAAGTTATGAGCCAAGTCAACTTGAAGGATTATACGCATGGTATGATTTCCAAGATAGTGATACCATTACTCTAACAGGGGGAACACAGATTACACAGGTATTAGATAAGTCAGGTAATGACTTTACACTAACCCCATTTT